CCTGGTAAAGCGGCGGGTTGTAGTCCTGGGTAACATGACAACGGTTGCCAGCAACGGTTATCACGAACGAGCCATCGTTTTTAGTGGCCACATCGGAGAAGGACACGCCCAAAGCCACTGGCTCTTCGGGAGCCGCGAAAATCGGCGGCAGGACCTCTTCAGGGGTTTCAAGTTTCACGTCTGTCATGCTGCGTACCTCCAGGCGAAACCGTAGATGGTGCTTCCGCCGCTGAATGAAATAACGGTGCCGCCAGCTGCCTGGCCACTTCGACCGATCACGCCAGCACCGCCCGAGTAGTAGTGCATCAGCGAATAGCACCAAGTGCCGCCAGCGGGCAGTCGCACTTCAGTCGCAGTGATGGATACCGCCAGAAAGTTGTTGTTGTCCGGTCGGTAGAAATTCTGTTCGCCCCACAGCAGACCAAGGTCGGAAGCGTCTACTTGCGCCCGGATACCCGCGCCGTTGGTTGCCCATCCAAGACGCAGCTGGTTGGACGCTTGGCTTGCCCCACCGCCCTGTTGCACAGGCGTATAGCCCAGGCGGTTCTGCAGGTAATGAATGCCGCCGGTAGAGGTACGACGGAAATATGGGAACTCCGGGTTGTCACTGGCGAAACCGGCAGTCTGGATGGCATCCCCTGCGACGCGCTGGTTCACGAGAGAGTTAACCTGAGTGACCGTGTAACAGTCCGTGATGCCAGCGTTGGGTCAGGGCCAGCAGCTGGCCCAGCCCGTCTTCGGTCAAGCCTTCAGCGTGTCCGAGGGCTTTTTTACGATCACTTCAACGTCCGGCGAATACTCTTCAAGCAACGCACCGGCCAGGGTCATGGTGGTGATCGGGTTTTCCAGCAGGGCTTTGAGTGCGGCCTTGTCTTCGTCCTTGACGGTGCCCATCAGCAGGTTGTGCGCCGGCGCGACCTTGTTGGCCTGGGTCGTGGCGTTGAAGTACTTGGTGATCACCTGCGGGGTCAGGTTGAAGGTGAATTCCTTGTCGCCACGTTCCAGGGTGATGCTGCGGTTTACTTCGCTCATGTCGGTGTTTCCGTAAGGTTGAGTTGCAAAGGGTCAGGGTTGTGCCGGCGTGCGTTGCACGACCTGGCGGATGTAGTCCTGCAGGCCGAGGATCATTTGCCGGCTGAGGGCAAGCTCGTCTCTGAGGGTGAAATAATCCGATCGAGCGTCTGCTGCGAGTTCGGCGCTACCTGCATCAGCCAGGCCGGCGGTGCCGGCGGCACTGGGCATTGCGGGGCAGACGGCTTTGATGCGCAGCCGGTAACGGCCATCAGCAACAGCCAGCTGCAGAGCATTGATTTGAGAGCGGGCACTGTTCAGTTCCTGGGTATGGTGGGTGTCGAGCTGGTCCCGCGCTGCGAGCTGCTCGCCGCTGATGCGTGCGGCTTCGCGCAGGCCATCGCGCTCGGTTACTGCGCTGTTGCGCTCCCGGACGACGCTTTCATACCGATCAAGCGCCCAATCGACGGCAAGCCAGATGACGAGGCCAACAAACAGAGTGCGAAATAGCAGTTGCAGCGGGCTGATGGTCATTGCAGGCACAGCCTCATTTCGGCCAGCCGGCGGTTGTGCAGGCCACGAACGAAGGTCTTACGGCCATCGGCACCGGTCACATAGGCCCACACCGGCGTCGTGCCGTCGGAAGCCCAGGCCAACGCTTTGCAGCCCTCGGCAATGCGGCCCGCATTGATCAGGCCCACGGCACGGCTCGCGCACGTCGTCGGCACGCCGAAGTTGTGGCCATGGCTGCTCAAGGCGTCGAACGTGTTCTGCCCGATCGCCTGATTGGTCAGGCAGTCGGCCAGGCTCAACTGCCCCTTGGCGATGACCAGGCCTTCCACCTCGGCGCAGCGCGCATCCGACCAATATTCACCGACCACCACTGGATCCGGGCTGGTGTGCTTGGTGATGCCCTTGCAGACCGTCGGCAAACCACTGGCCAGCCTGTCGGCATACACCACGTTCTGGCCGTTGCCTTCCCAGGTGCCCAGGAAGGCGGTCAACGTGCCGCTGCAGAGCAGCAGTAAGCCGGCGGTGATCTTGACGCGCAGGCTCATGCCTTGATCTCCCACTCGCGCAGCATCTGACGGTACTTGGGGATCAGCAGCAGGATCTGCAGCACCATGTAGAACGCGGTCAGCATGTAGGCCACTGTCGACCAGTCGACGGCACCGGTCGCGCCCGTGGCTGCAACGCCAATGGCGGGCGATGCCTTTACCAGGGCAATGGCTGTGTCTTGAGCAACTTGATTCGTGCTCATCAGCGAATTCCTTTTTCGGTCAGGGTTTGGCAAGGCACGCAACGGGTCATGCCGCCAGCGTCACGGTGCAATTCTCGCCCATATACCAGTTATGGCAGCGCAAAAACGCCTTATGGCAGCCCTGAGCCAAAGCCTCAAAGCAGTGAAGCATTCATGAGAGACGATCTACGCCACAACGTTTTGCAACGCATTCAATCCGACTACGGCTTGAAGCTCCGCAAATCAACCAACTATATGCGCGGCGGCACCTGCCCAAAGTGCAACAAAAAGGAGCTATACACACGTTTTGACAGTCCGTGGCAGTTGATTTGCGGCCGGCAGGAGAAGTGTGGTCACACGCTGCACGTCAAAGAGATTTACGACGACCTGTTTGAGGATTGGAGCAAGCGCGCACCCGCGACCGATAACGCCCCTACCGCAACAGCTCGCGCCTACATGGAATTTGCCCGCAGCTTCGACATGTCGCTGATTACCGGCTGGTTCACCCAAGACACTTTCTTCTCGTCACAACATGACGCTGGCAGCGCCACAGTGCGTTTCGCACTAGAGAAAGGTGGCTACTGGGAGCGGTTGATTGACCGCCCTGCCCGGTTCGGGAAAATGAAGGCGCGCTTCAAACCAGGCGAAAGCTACAAAGGCGTATGGTGGTGCCCCCCGTGTGTCGAGCTGCTGGAAGTCAAAGAGCTTTGGATTGTCGAGGGGATCTTTGATGCCATCGCGCTGGTGCATCACGGCGTGGCAGCAGTATCCGCTATGTCGTCCAATGCTTTTCCAGACGAGTCATTGAAGCGCCTCGCCAAAGACCGTGAAGGCAAATTACCGAAGCTGGTGTGGGCATTGGACAACGAGCCAGGTGCACACGCGTACACGAAGCGCTGGGTACGCCAGGCACGTGAGCTGGGCTTTGTCTGCGAAGCAGCTCAGATCCCCCAGCGTGACGGTCGCAAAGTCGATTGGAACGATCTGCACCAGCGTTGGTGGGCCATCGATGAGGATGACAAGCGGACTGAGCAGACCCAGAAGGACCTGACTGTTGCCAGGCACCACGGTGCTCTGCTGATCGCCGACAACGCAACGGAAAAAGCGTTGGTACTTTTCGACTGGAAGCGCCGTAGCGAATTCCACCTTGAATTTGGTAATCGCCTCTACTGGTTCAAGCTCGACCTGGAGAAATTCAACCGGGCCATGCAAGACCTTGAGGACAGCGAGCATCAGGACGATCAGTTACTGAACGACAAGCAACGTCGAGCCAAAGCCATGCAGCAATGTGGCGCGATTCAGCGAATCGCCACCTGCAACCCCAAGGCGCTGTACTACCAGGAGAACAAGCTAACCGACGAGTCCTGGTACTACTTCCGGATCACGTTTGCCCACGACGCCGCGCCGATCAAGAACACCTTTACCAGCTCGCAGATCGCCTCGTCCGCCGAGTTCAAGAAACGACTGCTCGGGATCGCACCCGGTGGGATGTTCACCGGCACCACGCAGCAACTGGACGCGTTCATTGAGGAGCAGACAAACGCGCTCAAGACCGTGCAGACAATCGACTTCACCGGCTACACCCGCGAACACGGTGCCTACGTTTACGGCGACGTGGCCGTGCGCGACGGCAAGGTTTACAAACTGAACGAGGAAGACTTTTTCGACATGGAGAAACTGAGCATTAAGACGCTCAGTCAGTCCGTCACGCTGAACATCAACACCGATCTAAACAAGTTCACAACGCGCTGGCTCGACATTCTGTGGCAGTGCTTTGGGGCCAAAGGAATCGTCGTTCTGGCGTACTGGCTGGGGGCATTGTTCGCGGAGCAGATCCGGCAACACCAAAAGAGCTATCTGTTTCTTGAGGTGGTCGGCGAAGCCGGTGCGGGTAAGTCCACGCTGATCGAGTTTCTGTGGAAGCTGCTTGGTCGCCTCGACTACGAAGGCTTCGACCCATCCAAGGGCACGCCCGTCGCCCGCGCTCGTAACTTCGCCCAGGTCGGCAACTTGCCGGTCGTGCTGATCGAATCCGAAAGGGAAAAGACCGATGGCAGCGCGACTAAGCAGTACGACTGGGACGAGCTGAAAACCGCTTACAACGGCCGTAGCGTCCGGTCGACCGGGGTCAAGAACAACGGCAACGACACGCGGGAACCGCCGTTCCGCGGTGCTTTTGTGTTCGCCCAAAACCATGCTGTGAACGCCTCGGAGCCCATCCTGCAGCGAATAGCGCACGTCGGCATGACAAAGGACGGCCAGACAGCCAAAACCAAACTGCTGGTGGAAGAGCTCGAGCAGATGCCCGTCGACAAGGTGAGCGGCTTTCTATTGATGGCGACAACCCGGGAAGCGCAAGTGATGCAAACCGTGAAAGCGGGTGTGCCGATCTACGAGCAGCGGCTGCTGCAGCTTCCCGAGATCCGCACGGTGCGTATCGCCAAGAACCACGCCCAGTTGCATGCGCTGGTCGACGCCCTGGTACATGTCGTGCCACTGCAGCAACACCAGGTTGACGCAGCCCATGCCGAGGTTCAAAGCATGGCCAAAGAGCGACAACTGGCAATCAATGCTGATCACCCGATGGTCGTTGAGTTCTGGGAGCTTTACGAATACCTGAATAGTCACGCCGGCGCACTGAATCACTCCCGCAATGAGGGGCTGATTGCCGTCAACCTGAACGACTTCGCGGAAGCGGCTGCAAACAAACGGCAGAAAGTCCCGGATCTGGCCGAACTCAAACGTCACCTGAAAACCAGCAAGTGCCCGAAGTTCATCGAGACGAACCGCAACGTGTGTTCGTCCTGGGATATCGACGCCGCTGATAAACCGAAAACCGTCCGATGCTGGATTTTCCAAGCTGCCTGATCACCGCCCAGAGGAAGCAATGATGCGTGAAGAAGAGAAGCAATGTCTCGAACAGCAACTGAACGTTAAAACGTTCGCAGAGCTGATGTTCCACAAGACCGATGCAAAGCAAATGGGCCATGACGGTACATGCTTCGTTAATAAGACGGTTCAACTGGTATTCGAAGCATATCTGGAGGGTCTGACACCGAACCCGGCGCGTGTATTAGGTCAGCAGCTTTACGCGGAAATTAAAGCAACAAGCAAGTACGCCTCCCAGATCGGCTGGATGCAGGCTGGAAAAGACTATCCGTTCCCGGTGAGATTTGAAACTGATCCGGCGGGCTACATCGTTAAGGGCGGTGTAGGGGGATGCTACCGAGTAGAGGACGTCGACCTGATGTTCAAAATCGGTGGGGGCTATTACCGAATTAACTGACATTAGCGATTTAAGCAAACAGTACGGGAGAGTTGCAGCTCTCCAGTACTCACTACAACTAGGAGTACGACAATGCAGACGGAACACCTAATCAGCAGCCTTTCGAAGGCTAGCACACCCTCCCGAAACCTGCTGATTATCGCCATGATCGGCACGGCACTGATCGGCTACCAGGTTCACAAAACTCAGGATGCACGCGGTCGGCTAGTGGGTCTGGCCAGCTTGGCGCAGGTCCAAGGCGATTTGACCGCGAGCGACTTGGATGTACTGGCGCAGATTCTCGCCACCCCTACCCCCAGTAATTGAGCCGCCAGGTTCTGGCTTTTAGCACCAGGGCGAAGCGATACACTTCCCCTGGTTGCTGCTTCCTGCAGAGAGCAAACATGAATTCCCCAACAAACAATGTCCTCACCTTTGAGGACCTGCAGCGCATCACCGGCTACCAGCGCCGCTCCGACGTCGAACGCTCGTTGATCACTCAGGGCATACGTATGTTCCGAGGCCGCACTGGCCCTTGGACAACGCTGGATCTCATTCACCATGCTGCAGGCATGGAGTCCGTAACCTCAGAGCGCTATGACACCAACATCCTATGAGGAAAGCGCGTAAGCGGAAGCACAATCCGCACATTCCCCCACACATAGATCAGGCCGCTCTTCCAGCGGCCATCTACTTTGATCATCGCAACGCCGGCGTCTGGTACACGTTGCATTACGACGAGACCGGCAAACAGCGTCGGCGTAACGTAGCACCAGGTGACGTGACCCTTGCCGAGCTGCATCAGATCATGGAGCAAACCTCGGGCGTCGACCAAGGCACCTTACGTTACGTCTGTGCGCAGTTTCACCAGAGCGATCGCTACAAAAAGCTCAGTCTCAAAACTCACCACGACTATTGCTATTCGCGGGACGTTCTGCTCAGCATCCCGACGCGGCTGGGCAAGCCATTGGGAGATCTGCTGGTGAAGAAATTCACGGCAGCATTGATTCAGCGGATTGTTGATCGCTTAGCCGACGAGGGCACGCCGTCCAAAGCGGCGCATGTGCTGAGATACCTGCGACGGGTGCTGCAGTGGGGCCGCAATCGGGGCTATCTCGACAGCAACCCCGCGCAGGGCATCGAAGCGCCTGTGGAGCGCAAGCGTCGACGTTTGCCGGAACACCTGGTTATGGAGACTCTGGTCGACCGCGCTCTGGCGTTCGGTCGCTTGGCCAGAAACGAAAAAGGCGGCTGCCCGGAATACCTTAGCTACGTCATGGAGATTGGTTATCTGTGCCGTTTACGGGGCATCGAGACAATCACGCTGACCGATGCTCATGAACTGGCCGAAGGGATAATGACCAATAGGCGCAAAGGCAGCCGGGACAATATTGTCCGCTGGACACCGCGTCTGCGGGCAGCATGGGAAGGAGCAAAGGCATATAGAGCCAAGGTATGGGCCAGCAAATCAACGGTCGTTCCGATTCGGCCCGATCGGCGCTACATTGTTGTTGCCAGCCATGGGGGAGCCTTACGCAAGTCCAGTCTGGATACGGCTTGGCAACGGTTTATCACCTCAGCCATCGAAGACGGGACCATCATGGCCGAACAGCGCTTCGGGCTGCATGACCTGAAGCGACGTGGTATCACCGACACTGTCGGCAACCGAGCGGACAAGCAGGAGGCCAGCGGTCATCGGGACGGGGCAATGATGGACGTCTACGACCTCAGCGTCCCGCTGGTTAATGCATCTCAGACCTAGCGCAAGGCGTCAGACTTAGACCTGAAGCGCCATGACGCCAAGGCTTTCGGCAAATCGCCATGCCCTCGTCAAGCTGGCTTAAGTGCATGGCGCTTCGCGTGCAGCACCGACCTCATCGAGGTATTATTTTCAAATATTTAGATATAATCATTTAAACCCTAACCAGCCAAAATATTTAACAAAAAAAAATTTTCTTTTCTCTTCTACATGAGAATCTATTGATTTGAGTATATCACTAAAAAAAATATGCTCATCAACTCCAAATCTTTCAGGAATGAAACAAAGGTCATACCATGACAGTATCTCATCAACTGAAAAATCGCCAGACCTTTGAAGCTTTATATAAGTCTCTATATCTTTTCTCAGCGAGCGGCTGGCGCAATAAGACTTATTTGACATCCATTGCTCGATCACCTCCTCGACGGTAAGTTGCCCAACTCTTTGGTCTTCAGGCAAATGATCAAGTATTCCATCACCCAACTCTTTCATAAAGCTTATCAACTCCACATATCCGCGCATTACAAAAACCTCAAGGAATCGGGAAGGCAGTAAGTATATACCTAGGCATGTGATTAAACTCTACAAACTCTATAATCACCCTCACCTTTGTCATGCTTACTGGGATATTTGGTGCTGAACGGTATATACCCCAACCTACCTCCTGCCCAGCATCAAAGTTCAGGACTAGTCGGTTGCTCTTACGAATAAATTGAGTTTTGGAGTACATCAGAATTCTGAGACGATTTGCTTTCAATGTTTGGCTTACTGCCCACTCTGCAATATCCATTTTTTCAAACGTGGACATTACAGTCGCCGACTTTACTTTTTTTAAGCGTTGCTGTAATCCGGGAATATCTTTTTGGAAATGATCCAGCAGTGTATGACCACCCGGGTCTTTCCTGGGCAGGTTTTTGGGTTTTTCACTAACCGCAACTGTCATTCTGCCAGCTCGTACCGAGGAAACTCGAAATGCGTTGTACATAGAAGCAGTAGTCAGGGGAACCACAAATTCAGTAGCTAGCCCAATAACCTGACCAGTTTCTCGGGAAGCCCCCAACGCCTCTGCCGCAGTCATCCCGGCTTTGAATGCATAAGAATCGGTTTGCTTTCCTGTTACAATCTGCGTTGATGCGGCTGAAAGCTGGTCAGATGCATGCACTCCCATTGCCACACAGCCAACTTTTGAAATCATCGTTGGCTCAGGTAATGCACACAAGACGCCTGAGCCGGCAAGTTCAATGATGCCGCCGACCAGTCGAAGGCTGCCAAATATACGGTTAGACATAATCTCAGCAGGCGTAAGAGACTCATGAGCGAGTATCGCCGCCATTTGGGCAAAATTGAGGATGACGCGAAAGCTTCCATCATCAGACATAAGTACGTTTCCTTACGCAAATGGCTTATTAGCGGTCCTGTCCCAGCCACCGGAAACGATACCCGCACTCCCACCATCAGCACGTCGCTGTTGTGAGTATTCAAATTTGATTCGACCGTAATTTAAAGTCACAACTTCGACAGGAAAGCCAGATTGTTCTGCACCTTGCCCACTCACCAACGCAATCAGCACCTCTTCGAGCACTATGTCCAAGTACTTGAACTTTTCAGTTCCCGCCCGATGGATTCGGATGGTCACATTTTTGATGTGGGAGCCCCTGCAGCAAAGCTCAAATAGCTTCGGTGTGGCTCTGTCTACATATTTGCTGATCTGAAAATCCCCGAGGGAAACGCCTCCTGCGGTCGCCCCACCACTGGAGCTGGCAGTCTGACTGATCGACTGCATCGCATCGTAGTGATAAGAAAGCAGCTCAATCCACCCCTTGTGCCCGTCGTCAAGAGACTCGCCCTCAACACCATCAACTTTCATAAAAGCATCAAAAGACATAATCGCAGCTCCTTGCTTTTCAAAATTTCGAAGGGAAATATTAGCTATGTTCTCTCGTGTTTTACCAGCGTAGAGTGCGCATGGTCTGATTGCACGTTGAGAGCTGGCCGCGTAGCTGGCTGACGCCCCCTAATTCCGTAGACACCATTTAGCCGTTTTTGGCCGCAACTGCCCCTTGACTGGGCCTTGCCCTAGTCGCCAGCGCTCTTAGTGCCACGTAATAACGCGCTACGACCCCACGCAGGTCACTGCCTCCACTGTAGTGGTCTAATGATTCCGGACACTCATTTAGGCGAGAATATCGCCAGATATAGAGGTGTCTGATGACCAAACAACGCCGTACCTTTTCCATTGAATTCAAACGCGAGGCCGCAGGCCTCGTGCTCGATCAAGGCTATAGCCACATCGAAGCCTCCCGTTCGCTTGGGGTGGTCGAGTCTGCGCTGCGTCGTTGGGTGAGCCA